ACTTTTAAAAATAAAGTTGAAAAAGAATTAAAACAAAAAATATTAATTAAACTTTTAAAAAAAGAAGTAGAGACAGGTGCTAATGGTACCCAAAACTATGTAATTAAAAAAGGAATTAATAAAGGAAAATTAGCAAAAGATGTTTGATAAATATTTTATTTTGTTTTTAGAATTTATAGATACAGGATTAGATAAATTAATTAATAAACTAAAATTTTCTAAAAATAAAAAAAGAAAAAGATGAAAAATAATAAGTGGATTTTACCTTTTTTAGGTACAATTATTTTAGGATTATCTACTTATGTTTTAGTTACTGTAGTTGAACTTCAAGTACATCTTGGAGTTTTAACAGAAGAAATAATGTCAATAGATAAACAAATAGGAAGAATTTATAACCATATAGATAGAATGATGAAATGACTTTAAAAGCACATCAAAACCCTAGTGGTGGATTAAATCAAAAAGGTAGAGATTATTATAAGGCCAAAGGTCATAATCTAAAAGCTCCTGTAACGGGTAAAGTAAAAGCTGGATCTACTGCCGCTAAAAGAAGAAAGAGCTTCTGTGCTCGAATGGGTGGAGTTTCAGGGCCAATGAAAGATGAAAAAGGTAGACCAACAAGAAAAGCATTAGCTTTAAGAAAATGGAATTGTTAATATGAGTAAAGAAACAGAAAAAAAGTTATCAGATTTACATAGTCAATTAACTGATAAACTATTAGAAAAAATAAGGGATCCAGAGGTAAAAGCTTCTGATCTTAATGTGGCACGACAATTTTTAAAAGATAACAATATAGATTGTGCCCCTACCGATAATAACTCGATAGGAAAACTAGCTGAGGAGCTCCCATTTAAGCTTTCAGATGTAATACAAGGTAAAGGAGACTTAAAGCAATAAACCTTAAAATACACGCCTCTAGTGGCGTTTAAAGGGTATATTATGAAAGAGATAACCCATGATTTCAGGAATTTCCTGTATTTGGCTTGGAAACATTTAAATCTTCCTAGTCCAACTCCCGTTCAGTTTGATATAGCTGACTATTTACAGAATGCACCTAGACGAGCAGTAATACAAGCATTTAGGGGTATCGGTAAGTCATGGATCTGTAGTGCCTTTGTATGTTGGAATCTTTTAAGGAATCCTGATTTAAAATTCTTGGTAGTATCTGCTAGTAAAACTAGGGCAGATGACTTTAGTACCTTTACTAAAAGATTAATTACTGAGATGGATATATTAAAACATCTTACTCCAAGATCAGATCAGAGGGGTAGTAATGTTTCTTTTGATGTAGCCCCTGCTAAAGCGGCTCATTCACCCTCTGTCAAATCTGTAGGGATCACAGGTCAGCTTACAGGATCTAGAGCCGATTTTATTATTTCTGATGACTGTGAAAGTTTAAATAATAGTTTAACTCAAAGTATGAGAGATAAACTAACTGATAACGTTAAAGAGTTTGAAGCTGTGTTATCTCCTAAAGGTAAAATTGTATTTTTAGGTACACCACAGTCAGATATGTCGGTATATAATGATTTACCCGCAAGAGGTTATGAAACTCGTATATGGACTGCTCGTATGCCTGAGAATACTAAGTTATCTAGGTACGAACAAAAACTAGCACCATATATAATTGATAATGAATTTAAAGAATTAGATCCAATAGATCCCGAAAGATTTAATGATTTAGAATTAAAAGAAAGAGAAGCTAGTTATGGCCGTAGTGGTTTTGCCCTACAGTTTATGTTAGACACAACTCTTTCAGATAAAGAACGATACCCACTTAAATTAAGTGATTTAGTAGTCATGGATATTAATAATGATATTGCTCCAGTTAAATTAGCTTGGGCAGGAAGTCCTGAATATATTTGTGAAGATTTACCGTCAGTAGGTTTTACTGGAGACAAATACTACAAACCAATGTTTAAGTCAGAAGATTTTGGAGACTACAAAGGTTCAGTAATGTCTATAGACCCTGCTGGTCGTGGTCAAGATGAATTGGCGATTGCCATAGTCAAACAACTAGGTGGTAATCTATTCGTGCAAGAATGCACGGGGTTAAGTGGTGGGTACACAGAAAGCAATCTAACTAAGATTGCTACAATGGCGAGAGACGCTAAAGTTAATATGATTATAGTCGAAAGTAACTTTGGTGACGGTATGTTCACTCAGCTGTTAAAACCTGTAGTTCAAAGGTATTATCCTGTGACTATAGAAGAAGTTAATCATACCAAACAAAAGGAGCTAAGGATTATTGATACCTTAGAACCTGTGATGAACCAACATAGGTTGGTTGTTAGTCCACAGTTAATTAGGAAAGACTTTGATACTAAGGATCCTAATTACCAACTGTTCTATCAACTAACTAGAATTACTAAAGATAGGGGTTCATTACGAAATGATGACCGATTAGATGCTTTGTCTATAGCTGTAGCCTATTGGGTTGAACAAATGGCCGTAGACAGCGAGACACAGTTATCTTCTCATAGGGAAGACCTTTTGAAAAAAGACTTAGAGAGGTTCTTAGAAGGAACTTTTGGTAATAAGCCAAAAGGTAATATGTGGATCTAATAGAAAAGACATAAGCTCTACAACTACCTTATAATCATTCTAAACTATCCTAATAGTATATACTATAGTATTATATCTATAAGTATTAGTTGTAGTATTAATACTATTAGAAGAACCTTATGTACCTAGTGTATACCAGCTGGGACTACTAGATATAGTAGACACGGTAGACTAAGACCACCGCTTTTTCAATAATGTAAGTATTTGTTAGTATTTGTAATACTACTTAACGAGTGATTATACTCGGTTCGCACATTTGGTTGCATTAGTGCAACTGTTTTGTTTTGTTGAAAAAATCTGAAAGGGTATCTTGGTTACACTCACTGTCAAAAAACCCCCGATACACGTCTAGGTTGCATTTTAGAAAAGACAATTAAAAACCAAGTAAACACAACAAGGCCGACAAAGGATATACAATCCTTTTAATTAAATAGATAACGGGTTGATTTGATTTGTTTGGGGTTTGATTAAGTGACGGGGTGTATCTGTTTTTTTTCTTATTCTCGTTTCCAGTAATAGAACTAAAACAATATTAACTCGTTAAGTGTGGCCGTTAGCTATGGACACTAACGGCAACACACTCAAAATAAACTATTAACTTTGAGATGGTTTCAAGTTAATAACTTGGTCGTTCATTGTTTCGGGAAACAAAGACATTTGAACGGGTTGAACGGGTTGCCCTTGCTGTTTAGATTTTAGGGGTTTAACTCGTTCAACTAGTTTATAGGTTATAGTCTTTATTCGAATATAACCACCATTTTTAGTTTTAGACGTTTTAGTTATTATTGTCATTTAGACCTCGCTTTGTTGTTGTTGGTTGGTTGTTGGTAGTAAAGAACTCGGAACGTTGTCCCGAACTCTAATAGCCCGAACTCGTCTAATTCTTAACGGCTCGGCTAGTTTTAAAGTAGGTACGTTAAAAGAAATATCTCTAAATCTTTTTTTGTACCTAACATTAAAAGTTTCAATTTTACGGAAATTAGTTTGAGGTTTATTCCGTAAATGAAATTGATTTAATATCGGGTAATCGGCCTTGTTGTTTTTTACCCAAATAATAAAATCTTTATTATGAGTTTTACTATTCATAGAATTTGAACGTGCATAAGTACATAATGCGTGAACGAACTCTAAATATCTATAAATCGTATAACCCGAGATATTGCCCTTAAACATTCTAAACTCGATAGTTTTTTCAAGATTAGTATTTAACACCGAGTATCTGTCGGGGTAATTAAATCTAAAGTAAGTTATATTGTGTCGTGGGTTAGCACGGGCATAACTCGTATCGTTCTCAAGATCACGTCCCGCAATCTCACAGATATAATTAAAGTTATCTCGTAAGTTTAAAAACTGACCAACTAAACCAATTTGATAACGAGTTAATAAGTGTTTTGGAACGTGAACGTGTACACCCGTTTTTTTATCTCGGTAAGAATATAAATAATCTTTCACATTCTTTTCAAACTTAAACCAATAATCAGTTTGCTTAGCATAGTCTAAAGTCATAGGAACGATATTTAATTCAATACCATTATTCCCAAGTGAGCCGTCCGACTTACAAATAGCCGTACCCGATAATATTTCTTCTTCTAACTTTTTAACTATATTACGAGGGCAACGGCTCGACTTATTAACCTCTAATTCAACACCTAAATAAAAGTTTTTGTTTTTGTCTTTCTCATAAGGCATTTGAGCAAAGGGCAATCCGTCCACAACTTTAAACGAGTAATTTCTTAAACGATTATTATTCGTGGTTAAGTTTACACTCGGAAAGTCGTTTAAAGTTTTTTGATCACAACTTAAAATAACTGTTTTTTTAGATGAGATATATTTACAGTGAACACTTATATCATTTTCACTATCATAAAATAAATCAGTACCACCTGTCGCAA